GTGTATAGCTCAAGTGAATTACGTGCTAGAACTGCCAACTTAGAAAACACTAAAGATAATGTTAACGCATTGCCCCAGCATAGCCCTGATTTGTTAAACAAGATAAGGTAAGAATTTTTTGTAGATTAGCCCCTGGCGACTTTCTTCGTCGGTCCAATGACACGCACTGAGATCGTTTAACCATTGAGTCCGATCTGGTAACTCTGGATTGTATATCCGTCCAACTTGTTGATTGGCCACATCCCAGCAAACACTACCGGGATCGTCTACCCATAGCGGAACTCCGTGCAATATTGCGGCCACGCCACTGCTACTGTTGAACACAAACGCACCAACAGCATGTTTTAAATCTTTTAATAATGATCTTGCGGTTGTATTACTAATACTTACATTAGAATTTGTTAATGCTGATACATCAGTAATTTTTCCCGGGTGAGGTCGCAATACAATATGCATATCGGAATGTTCACGTATGGCTCGAATTTTTTCATGAGCCCAAGCAAGTGGATTTACTCCTTTCATGCTCCAACCGCCATCTCTTTGCATCAACAATAAAATGTAATTGCCTTTGATACGCCAATCTGCTAGATTAACATTAATATTTTGAGACAACTGATCCCATCTTGATGAATCAGAATTTTTATTAACATATTCGCTAGTGTCATAAAATACACCATTGATACTGTAACGAAGATATTGACTGGCTGGATCAGCAAATTTAAAACAATTTGCATCAATTGCCATAACATGGTTGCCCGATTGTTTTTGTTGTTGAATTATATGTGCTCGTAATTTTATATTAGGGGTATGTTGCTCGGGGCTTGCCCATCCCAATATTACTGCCAACTTGGATGGAGTGTATATATCCTGTGTTTCGATATGTACTGTGGCACCCTGAGATCGTGCACCATCTGCAAACGCTATCAGGGTGTCAATTTTCCTACTGGGGTTTTGTTTTTGTAACGAACTTAAATAAACAACAACATCAGGTGTTTTCATTTAATATCTTCCATGCGGTACCATCACGCATGTCAACTTCAGTAAATTGACAATATGAAATATGTCTTGCCCAAGCATGAACTTCATCTAATGTTGGCATTTTTAAAGATTCTATTTCACTAACACTATGGCTACACAATGCGGCCGCCGCATTTGGCCCCAGGGTAATAGCAGGCTTGCCCAACAACAATGCTTCACCAGCCGCAATGCTGGAAAACGTGACCAAACAATGCACATCTCTATCCAGGGCCATTTCCATAGTATCATCATTGACTCTAGTGGCACGACCTTGTTTAGTTCTTACTACAACGGGACGATCTGTGTATTTTTTAATTTCTTCTTGTGTTATTGTTAGCCATTCTTCAAGATCAATATTGTAAAGATTCAACAATTTTTGACTTGGGGGTGCAAGCAATATATCGGTGCCGCCCCTAAATTTTCTTAATTTTACTCCAGTGGCTTCAAATCTATCACCTGGTCTATCAACGATGGGTCCAAAATTTTGTACATCATTCTTTGTAATTCTGTGATATAGTTTTTTTCTTCCGTTACCAAAATATCCAGTATCAATATAATAAAAATCTCGGCCGTTGGACTGACAGATTGACATTTCTTTGCGTTTTGTTACACCTCTGAATACTGCTGGGATCATACTAGTACCGTGTTTTTCCCAATTTGATACACATCCGCCTGCTCCCAATGTGAAACTCTGTAAATACGGATCAAACATATGACCTTTCCTTTCAAATTTTGTTTCTGATGTGCCTGGGCCTATTGCCACAACAGCAGAATTATCTAATGTTTTTAATTGTTTGACCAATGTAGTTAATGTAACTTCATAAAGTTTTCCTTTGGGGTCAACACGATATTTTAATATGTCTTGGAATAAAGATTTCATTTCTGAAGGAACTTGGTCAAGCACATGCAGAGGAACTGGTGTAGGTTTGTTTAATATGTCCTTCCAATCTCTATAAGCAGATACCCACTGTGCTCCGTATTCGGTTTTCACATGGTCAGGGAACCAAGGACCACCTTCGGTATAGTGTATGGCTTTGGGCTTGCCATCATCGGGTTCGTGATACCAGTTTACCAACCAATTCCACGAGTGATCAATTCTACCAAGTGTATTGGTCCACTCAAACCTATGCAAAAACTGTGGAGTTTGTGAGTTTACCACATCGGCTGTGAGTGTTTGTGTTTCGGGGTGCGAGCAATTAAACAACATTAGGCTAGACCAATTTTTTCTTGGGTACTGATGTTGTACTTTTCCGTCCATCTTGATTGTGTTAGTAGGGGCATAGTTGTCGTGTTGTACTACCTTCACACTTTCATATGAATTAAAATCTTTAAATAATTCCACCACATCATGTTCAAACAAAAAGTCACAGTCAACAAACAATGCATATCCTTGATATTTGCACAAATGTGGCACTAAAAATCTTGTGAACGTAAATTCAGTGGCACTTTCTTGGTCTATTTCTCTTGTGTAAATTCCTTGCTCACGTAGTTCACTTTGTTTTAAAAATGCAACGTGAACCGGACCAGATGCGTGTTTTAAAATGCTATGCTTGCATACTTCAGCAACTTCTGCTTCTCGAGGATCCCAACCAATAAAGACTTTGTATGTCATAATTTTAATTTGCCCACAGTTTCTCTTTCGATATCACTGTGATCAAACTCAGCCCAGTACAGTTCAAATGCCACAGTGTCTTCTACTGCTTCAAATTGATGATATTCACCAGGTGCCACCTTGGTGTATTGCCCAGCAGTCAACACAGTTTCATCTACCAAGTCGTATCCTTTTTTCCACACACGAATAATTAATTTACCCGACTCAACATAGAATCCATTCCACTTGAATTTGTGTTTGTGTTTGGAACATACTCCTCCAGCCACTGTTTTGATCCTGTGAAACTCTAGCACACCATTGGCTTCGAGTAATTCTGTTTGTCCCCAAATTTTTCCTGCCTTCATGCGGGCTTCCTTTCAATATCCTCTTCCACACAGTTTGCACCATATTGTATTTCTATTAATTTTAACGGTTTGTCAGTTTCGTTGCACAACATGTGCCAAGAATCTGTACCGATCCAGATGTGTTCATGTACACCGTAGTTGCCTACTAGGTCGTGATCGCTGGAACTATCCAAGGTGTATACCGCGGCTTCTCCTTCGGCCACAAACCAAAACTCTGCACGTTGGTCATGCCGTTGCATGCTTAGACATGTTTTGGGATTTACTGTGAGTTCTTTTAATTTGGTATTTGGCCCCACTTCGTGCAACACACGATAGTTACCCCAGGCTCGCGGTGTGCGTGGTTTGTTCCACTCTTCCAGTATCCATGAACTGGAATTCATTTTGTTTTCACCACCAACACCAAACACAAACTCTACATCGTCGAATATCATTTCAGGAATGTTATCTCGAGTGCGATCACCACCGTTGGCAAACACAATGTCTGAATTGGGATATTTTAATTTCATGGCACGAATAGCATCACAACTGCTACCGTCATCATCATTGAATGTGATAACGTCATCTACCATGTTTAAACTTGTGACCAAGGCAAAACGCTCTGCCATGGGCATAAACGGTCTACCTTTTTTGCGTGTTAGCCACGCATCGCTGTTGAGGCCTATTACTAATTGATCACCAAGTTGTTTGGCGGCTCTAAAATAAGCCAAATGTCCAGAATGGATGGGGTCAAATCCCCCAGTTACAAGTATAATTTTCATGCAGGTATTTACACCTGGATGTCTTCCATGCCTGCAGATCTGAGCCTAAACAAATAACTCATGCTTTTTTCATTTTGCAAAATTTAAAATATTCTGCAATAGTTTTCTTAATTCTGCAACAGGAATTTGATTTGGGCCATCGCTGAGAGCACGGTCAGGACAGTCGTGTGTTTCGATGAATAATCCATCCACTCCCACTGCAACGGCTGCTCGTGCCAACGGTTCTACAAATTGTCTTTGTCCACCCGAAGATTTCCCCAGCCCACCCGGTTGTTGAACACTATGTGTAGCATCAAAAATAACCGGACGGCCCCACTCAGCCATGCTTACCAGGCCACGATAATCTACTACCAAAGTATTATAGCCAAAACTAGACCCTCTCTCTGTGATCCAGACATCATTGGCTGGTAATTTGTCTATTACATTTTTCATATCCCAGGGAGCAAGAAACTGTCCTTTTTTTATATTAACACTGTGTGTTGCTTTACCAGCGGCCAATAAAAGATCGGTTTGTCTACAAAGAAAAGCAGGGATCTGCAATACATCTACTGCTCTTTTAAGACGTTCGCACTGCCATGTTTCGTGAACATCTGTCAGAGTTTTAACTTTAAAATCTTGCCGAACACGTTGTAAAATGTCGGCACCTTGCTCTAATCCCACGCCTCGACCGCTGTCTAGGCTAGATCTATTGGCTTTATCAAAACTGCTTTTATAATAAAAATCTACATCAAGATCATGGATGGATTCTAATATTAAATTTACCATAAGTTTGGCATGATCCCAACTTTCAATGGCACACGGCCCAAGAATTAATTTCATACTTGTATATCTTCCATTCCGGCAGTGCGGAGGCGCACAACGTGGCCCATTTGCCACTGTTTGGTATCTAGACCTTTGAGAATTCCCAACCAGCGATTGCGTAAGTATGCTACTTCGTTGATAAGAGTCTCATAATCAATTACTTCGTCCTCTCCGTCCACGTACTTTTCAGCATCACGGCTTGTAAGCGCACGAGCATATCCTTCTAGATACTTTTGAAAGTGCTTTCTGCGGATTTTACGCAGTTGGATATTGAGATAGTTTAGTACTGCTTCAATTTCTTGAAGTTGGTTAAAACGTTGTTCAGTAATACCTGGCAGAGCAGTAATGTTCTTTTCGACTACCCCGTAGATTCTACAATCCTTTTTAGCATCTTCGAGCTCACGCTCGTAGTGACTGATAAAGTCAGGAATAGAATTTAAGCTGGCAACTACACGACTATACCACATTAATTCTCCCAGTCTTGGTTTTCGTCTTCTTCCTCAAGTTCTTCCTCTTCTTCATCCTCGGCGTAATCTTTGTCGTTGTCGAGATATGCAGTCAGCGCACGTTTGATATCTGTATCGCCTTTGAAGGCTGTACGTATGTCTTCAACATCCGAATCATTGTCCATCAAGATCTGCACCACAGTTTCGGCAGCTTCTGCGCGATCCACTGTGTTTACAAAACGTTTTAGTTCGCCCCAAATCTCGCTTGCTACTACTTCGCTCATTCGGTTGCTCCTTCTGCATTGATTTTACGTACACCCCATCCGGCACATTTGCCAGTTTTTGCCCATTTATTTTGATACATACCTTTTTCCATAGTTGATATTGTTAAATTATGTTCTCTGCAGAATTTTGCAAACCCAACTACTAAGTAGTTAGTTCCTGCCGGAGATGTAAATTTATAATTATGCGAATTATATTGATTTCCTTGCATCATTGCGGATTGCCTTGCACTAAATTCTGCAGAATGTGTTTTACCGTAAAAGTGATTTTTTTCGCCTAGGCTATTTTCGGATGCTTTTTTTCTTGACTCTGCACTCCTTGGCGGTAACCCCCTTTCTGCTACCGTTTTTTTCCTACTTGCTAATCGTTTACTCTTATGATCTGCTGTTTGAGTTTTTCCTTTTGCACTAGGAGGGCGTCTGCTATCCAATAATACATTTGTCAGGATCCCGTTTTCGTCAATGTTTGCACGGCCATATTGTTTAATGAAATCCACTTCAAGATCATATGCCACATTCTCGTCAGATATATTATCAACTAATATATTAACAGGAATATCAAATCCGTTGTTCCGTAGATAATTTATTTTAAATACTTTATGACAATTCTCATTTTTACCTGTTGTTTCAACAAAATGATCTTTGTGTCGTTTATTAGCAGTTTTACCTTTTCCGATATAAAATGGCAAATTAGTTCTAATGTCGATTAGTGCATAAACGTAATACATAGCAGTTCCTCTTTACTTTATTTATGCAACTGCTATGTATCCTTATAATTTTACTCCGAGTCTTCTTCGGGTACCAGCCCAGTCGTTTCCGCCCATTCAGCCATAACCCGGTCAAGACATCCGTCGTCGTTTCGCTCCCATCCCTTACGGAACTTCTTAATAATTTCGCCATTGCCTGTAGTAAACACTAGACTGTTGCCTTCTTTCTTTAGTATGCTTTTTTTCTCTGCCAGGTCAGTAAGGCCACTATACCTGCTCATTCCGGTTTCATAAGGAATCTTAACCTGCACGCCTTCAAAAGGTTTAGCATAGCGAGTTTTCATTACCTTGCATGCGGCACGAATACCCATGACATCGGTTATCTTGTTGCCATCTTCGTCTTCTTTGAGCTTGAGTTTTTTCATAGCAACCACAATACTTGACGCATAGATAAATCCTTGTCCACCCGAGATCTTGTCATCTGGATCAAACATGTCCTGGCTTGCGTATGTGTGATTGGTACAAACCAGACCCACATTGTAACTACCAAACATGTTTACACAGTTACGAACAAGTGCTGTGAGTGCTTTGGGCTTGCGACCCAAGTCACCTTTCATTTCACCTGCATCAAACTGATTAACGTCTGTGGGTGTCAATAACATACCCAACGAATCAATCACAAACATAACCTTAGGGCGTTCGCCATCTGGTAATGCTTTATAGTCACTCATGAAAGTTGATATAGTTTTTGCTACATCGTCGATCATGCTCATGCTTAACTTGAGTAATTTGCTTTCGCTTGTGTCTACACCAAGTGCTTTGAGCCAGTCTTCATCAAGAGCATTTTCACTATCAACCAATACCACATAGATACCTTGATCTTGTGCGTTCTTAATAATGTTTCCAGAGCAGATATAACTTTTACCTGCGCCAGATTCGCCGGCAAACACAGTTACCTTGCCTAGTGGAATGCCGCGGTTGAAGTCGCCTGAGATCAAATAATTCAAGGCATAGTTGCCTGTGGAGATCCAGTCTGTTGGATCGTTGAAGCCTATTGAAAGGCCG